AAATCACCGAAAAGATAGTCCTGTACAAATGCCTGACTGCGGCCGGCGTGCCGGCTCATGGTGGCAGCGGACGCTGGAACCTGCCCTCAAAAGACAAAAACGGCATCTGGACTCCTGGTGAATGGATGCCCAAAATAGACGAGATCACGCCATGCGTGCGTGGTTACCATTACTGCAAGGACGAACAGGTTCTCAAATGGCTCTCTCCTATGATATGCCTTGTTGAGGTACGCGGGGAGACAATCGCCCAAGCAAATAAATGTGTGGCAGAACAGGCAAGATTGCTAAGGGTTTTGACATCATGGGATGATCGCAACGCGCGCCTTTTCGCCTGCTCATGCGCGATCCGCGCCCATACTCGCTTCTGGGAGCCGCTTTATCCTGACGATGACCAGCCTAGGCAGGCTATCCTGGCAGCACGGGAAAGAGCCTTCGGGCAAATCACAGCAGACGCAGCAGCAGCAGCAGACGCAGCAGCAGCAGCAGACGCAGCAGCATACGCAGCAGCAACAAGCACATCATACGCAGCAGCAGCAGCAGCAGACGCAGCATCATACGCAGCAGCAGACGCAGCAGCATACGCAGCAGCAGCACGCGCAGCAACATACGCAGCAGCATACGCAGCAGCAGACGCAGCAGCAGACGCAGCAGCAGACGCAGCAGCATACGCAGCAGCAGCACACGCAGAGCGCCAAGAGCAATACAAAATATTCCTGTCCTACATCAAGGAAGACCTGTGACAGAAAGGAGGATAAGATCAATGAGGAAGACAAAAACCGAGCTACTCCAGGTACGTATTCCCGAAGGACTAGCAGAGTGCCTGCACAACACCGCCTACTATTCCAGACTGTCTAAGTCTGAGATAACCAGGCTGGCACTGGCACACTACCTGACCAAAATGGCGCGTGAGCACGAAAGAACAAAAGACGGATCGTAACCAAAGACCCGATCAAAGGAGAAAGCCATGTTTACCACCAAGAGCACCCTGTTAGACCCGCTGACCCTCATGCAGTTTAGTGGCCGTGAATGCCTGTTTTTGATCTACATGTTCTACATGCACCACAAGATTGATGGGATTGAGGCCGAGTACTGGATGCGCTGGACCCTCCGCAACAAGTACCGCACGCGTGACTATGATCTTCTCGAGCCCAACCCGGTCAACCTGTAGAAAGGGGATAATCATGAGTTACAAAGAGACAGCCTTCTGGATCCTGCTGGTCATGGCACTGATCATGCTGGCCGGCAACGGCAAAGCGCAGAATGAGGATCCTGATCAAATCGGGGTGTATTTTGATTATCAGCACACAACAAACAGCATTTTCCCAGAACCAGGGCAACCATTTTATGCCTATGTATGGATCACAAACCCAAGCCAGGAGAACATGCAGTCATTTGAGTTTAAAATGCTGTTTGACCCGCCACTCGGGAGCGCCGTTAACATAATTAGTGTGACGTCTTTGTATACTTATGGGGTTTACTATCTGTACGAGATTGCTGAACACCTTGAGATCGGGTTTACAATTGTTGACGGGCTTGGGGCGCCGGGCGTAGGCCATATAGTAGTTGTAGGGCTTGTAGCAAGCTCAGCCAGCCAGTGTAACATCTATATCGGGCCTGTCACAGCACAGCAACCACTTATACCGGGCCATGCTGCGTACACTGGGCCGGGCCACATCACTCCTTTGCACCCAGTGGGTGGGATAAGCAACCCTGTGGCTGTTATAAACGGCGATTCACCAATCGCATACGCATCGGCGACCTGGGGCCAAGTCAAGAATCAATACCGCTAGAACAGACGGGGAGAGATGGTGACGACGCCTCTCTCCCCGATCATTCCGTTAGTTCCCCGTCCACTCCACATCATAGAAACATCCATATCCCCAATGATTCGTACTTATGTACGCCTCTAGAGTCCCATTTTCAAATTCCCTTGATACTGGATACTCGTTGCCTATGGTTTCTATAACGGCATACGCAAGCGGAGACCCTGTCACCGCATTAGATAAATCCAAGTAATATAATTCATCCATCGGAGCATGATATTGTCGGCTCTTAGACCCGGTTCCCTCATTCTGTGCCTCGGGCCGCGCAGAATAAATACCCCCGCCGGTATGCTGGACATGACAAGAAAGCACCGCATATCCGCCAAATAATTTTGACATTAACAGGGGATACCAATTGTTCCATTGGTAATCCAATAGCATATACGGCCCCCCACGCGTGGTGTCACAATAAGACCAATAAGTAGACAGGCTATCGCACACTTTTAGGGCATTGGGATGAGTACTTTGGCCCAAGTTTTCAATATTGAACCCGTCCAGCAACGCCGCGACCCCTGATCTCTGATAGGCTGTTTTTCCGTTCCCTATTATCTTTAGAGTCGGACAACTATCGTGCAGCGCCGTTATGACCGCCTTCCCGCCCTCTATCCAAGCATACCACTCATTTGTGTCCTGCAAATCGTAGCGCCAGGCTCCGTCATAGTATGTCCTCGAACATAGCGGGATACAATCCCTGTCCATGTCCAAAAAACCACCGCCAGTATGGTCCCACACGCCACGGGCGAGAAACTTCTCTGCGGGGAAAAAGTCTAGCCATATGCCCAAGCTATCCCCGTCGGGATAATTGAGATCATAGTAAGTCTTAAACACATGAGCCAAGTCTGTTGCGTATCCAGGATTGAGGGGATTAAGTAGTATCGTCGGATAATCATAAGAGGGGTGATCGGTAGAAAACTTCGCCGTATCGTGATCAGTAGTCCATGCAACATGTTTGATCATCGCGTTATATAAATCCAAAGACCAGTGATCAGTAAAACCGTCTGGGTTATTCCCTACATGCTGATGATAGCCAGAAAGCTCAACAAAATTAAAGTACATAAACAACAATATTGAATCATTGAGGTTATACAAGCTGTCTACATATCTCTCGCCCCCTGGGTATAGTTTGTGAAAATTCAACACCCTGTCAGAGGGCCACCCGCAAGCGTCTAGGTCCGCATAATCTTCAAACGCCAATTCTGGGGTCTCCTGATGCACTAGCCCGCATACGTTGTGGTTTCCATCTGGGCTCCCCCCCCACGAAAAACAACATTGCTCGCTGGACTTGTGGTGCTGGTCAAGCGCATGCGCATCCCTCGCAAAATACACAATGTAAGTCAACCCACCTATCCATCCTACCGCCACTAGGAGAACCAGCAAGTTTCTAAACCTGACTGCCCTCTTTATCACATCTGTTAATCTCGCCATTTCATCGCCTCCTTGCTCCAATCCTTGGATTCTACCTCATCAACAAGTTTACTAGGTATCTTCATATAGGCTCCGTCATGAAAGTATATTGTCGCTGCTACGCCCTCCTGCTCTATTGACTTAATGGCCTTTGCCGTGAATGCCATGTCCGCGACAATGGCAATCTCGCCTATCTTTATGTAAATAGGATCTGCCTCTGACTTTGCTTCTGATTCTGCCTTTGCGTCTGGCGGTGGGCACCCATGCAGCGTGCCAGTACAGGTCTCCAGGATTATCAAGAGCACAACCCCTACTAGGGTCGCCACTATGATCCACGGCCAACTACCTTTCTTCACTGGTCTGACCTCCCTTTTGTCCGCACGCCACGATCTCTTTAATCTCCCGTACATCAGCCTCTGTGGTGGGCAACGTGCCTGATTCATACACCGCCTTTATCCAGGCTATACCTGGCATCTCGCCAGTGTAGAGGTAGTGAATGTCGCAGGCGAGGTAACCTTTGTAGTAGCCGTCAATGTGCGAGGCGTTGGCATCGCTCTTACCTGCAAAGTAGCCGCCTGCGAACAGGCATGCTATCACCGCCACAACCGCTACTGCCCCTATTGCCCCTTTGACGCCGCCGACTTCTACGCCCTCATCACTCACTGTGTTCTTCCTGCCATTGTCCAAAGCTGACCGGACACCACTCAATTTCCTCTATGTCATAAACCAGCTTGCCCTTTTCCCACTCCTGGGAGTCCTCAAGCCAAATACGGTGGTAGCCCATAACCTTATCCTCTACGACCCTGATTAGGCAGTCATTGACTATAACGCAGTTGACTTGCAAGGCATCATCTATGGCCTTGGGCAGATTGCGCATATCCCGCTGGCGCTTGTCTGGCATCCAGATCAGAAGGCGCGCTAACAGATGTCCTGCCAGCGGCTTATCTGGGATTAGGTTATTGGCCCGATGCCAAAGGATGGAGCCGGCTAATATGTCCTGGTACTGCCGATAGGCTGGGTTCTTGACCATCCTATGCAGTCTCGGATTCCAAATAAGGCGTCTATTGCAACTAGCTTTGTGCGGGAATGGCAATTCCAAGCTAATCACGGGTCACCCCCTCAGAAGCCTCAGCTTGACATCTCACGGCGGATCATCTCATCCACCCTCCGGGTTAGCTCCTCATCCGAAACGCCCTGAGAATCGCCCACAGGGCGGCTGAGGGCATACCTGCGTTCCTGCTGGGCCGCCTCAATGATCTCGCTCGGTTTTGGCATCCACTTGGAGCGCACTAGACAGACCTTCAACCCCTGCACCAGCAGATCCTCGGACAACTCGGAGCTGCCCAATACCGCCAGGTATCCTCGCAGCCTCTCGGTCTCCATTGTTACCGCATAGATCATTGCTGCTGCCATTATCGCCCGGCTTAATTTTTCCATCTTTAAGCTCCCCTAGCACGGTCCTGAGCACCTGTTTATTGTGCGCCTCCACCCCTAACTTGCCACGTACCACCGGCTTACGCTGCATTTGCAGCAAAAGCTGATCAAACTGGGCACGCAGTTTACCCCCCGACCTGATGTTGCAACGCCAGAAGTCGTCGGCCTGGCACCAACCTATCACCGCCTCAATCGCAGCCCAAGAATGGCCATTTATGCGATGAATTTTATCTATCGCATCAACCCACTTATCCAGCTTCTTGGGTATCTTGGCCTTCGGGTTGTTTTGCAATATGAGCATACTGAGCAAGGTTGCTAACCTCGTCGCGTCGGCAGGCGCGATAGCGACTTCCGACATTCTTATTCCCTTCTTATTCTTGTTCTTATCTGTATCTGTATCTGAGGGCGTCACCGTGACGGCGGGTGTGACGTCACCGTGACGTTTCTTTTCTCTCCACTTCCTGGTGCGCTCCTTGCTCGTGTCCGAGTCGTATTGCCTTTCATCCCAACCCTTTATGTCGCCATCTACGATCAGCCCAGCCTCGCAAAGCAACTTCCAGGAGCGGTCAAATTTGGACGGCTTCAGGCCCAGTTCCCAGGCCAAATCGCGGACGTTTCGCGACCATTTGCCGGCACATTTGACACACAAAAGGTCCACGTAATGCAGCTGGACCCTCGCAGGCAATCTCCTGACTTTGCGATTATGTAACCAATCTGCATAAAACCGAAACCAATTGTATGACATCCCTGTCTCCTTTACCACTTGCTGGTACGAGCTTCCTTAATGCAGTCCTTGCAGACAACCCCATGCTTGCCCTGGATCGGCTCAGAGCGGACATTAATAGCCTTTGCAGGCGGGTCAATCCCGCACAGAATCCGGCCATGATGAAGTAAATGAGGCGTGCAAAATACAGTGCCCACCCACGGCGTCTTGCCCGCAGCATTGCGCCTGATCTCCGTATTCCATTTAATCACTTCAACTTCGCGGGCTTGACACCACTTCTTCCACTGCGGCCAGTCGTAGTATTGGTCCCAAGTTCCCACTAAAAGATCTGCGTGCTCCTTAATTGTAAGTGACTCAAGCAGATAGCCAAACGGCCTATCAGGATTCTTTGAGTCCGGCGGCGGCATGTAAACCATCACATCTCCTTTCTTGGTGCCCGTCTTAGTGCCTCATCCACCAGAACAGGTCTATCCAGGCGTCACCACAGAACCAGCACAGACCACCTACGTCTTCCATCATGGCCATCTGATAGCCAGCCCATAGGGCACCCGCGCCCATCCCGTTGCTCTTCTCAATCTCTTGCCCATTGTGCAAACTCTGTGGATCTTGCTCCTTTTGCACAACCTCCTGCTCAACCACAGGCAAAGCCCGCTCGCCATCTGTAGGATCACCCGCATAAACACTGCCAGCCATCAGGACAATTGCTATCAACGCTATCTTCAACATGATCACACCTTTCTTTAGGGTGACGCGAGAAAGGAGATCCAGCAGGTTATGCGCCCTGCCGGCAGAAAAACCCGCGCCACCCGGCAGCGGCCTAAAACCTAACAAAGAAGCCTGCGACAAACCCGATCAGAAAGGCAGCGCCAACAAGCGCACCGCCCATCATCTGGCTACTACGATCAGGACCATGAGGCTCCTCATCTTCCTTCTTAATCGCACAAGACTGATCCATGAATCTTTCACTGTACCAGCCTATCACATTGTCGCTATCTTCTCCCCAATCCATTGTGCCCTCCCCTCTTATCAGTGAGAAGGTAATATTCCTCGTATTCCTTATCTGCCGCTTGAGCAATTGCTCTCTCGCTATCGCGCTCGTACCCCATTGCCATTTGCAGGAACACAGGCTCATGCTTTATCCACCACTTCTTTTCTAGCTCATGATCCAATACCTTGGCCTTCGCCCGCCAGGACTTAACCGTGGTAATCGCGTCATATGCAACCACGTTCAGCCAGTCTGGCGTTCCCCGCCAGTCGCCAGTAGCGCGCGAATACTGCCCGCACGGGCACATAACGGCTGCGTCAAACAAGTGCCCAGGATTACCTCTCACGACATAAGCGTGTCGGCTTGACCAATTGCCGCACGATGTGCATCTATACGTCTGCGTCTTGTAGCCGCTCATGGCAGACCTCCCCTGCTGGCAAATCATCATCAATATCAACTAACGCGATCTTAATCAGCAGTCTCATATCCTTGACAACGCTACGCATGTCATCCGTAAGGTTAGGACGGTTCACGCCACCATTGATCGCAATCTTGTGGTCATTGTAGCTATCAAGTTGATTCTCTATACTATAAAGAAGCATGAACGCGCCCTGTAAGTGACTGCGGGCATGGTGCTTACGGTCCTCACCATACTCCCTGATGCGCTCATCAGTCCAGTCATTACAGTAGCCAGCAATCTGGTCTTCCGTCGGGTCGCTGAACCCCATGATCTGTAGGTTCTTCTTTGCCACCGCTTGCCGACTCATAACACACCCCCCGCTTTACGCTCCTCACACGCCTTGATACGAGACACAATCATTGCCTTGCGAGTTGTCGGATTACCCTCATTGTTGTAGATCTCACATACCGCATCAAGCTCGCCAAACTCCTTGAGCACTTCCGCGCCCTCGTCCATCAGCATTTCAACGTCCATCTTGTCCCAGTCACGCCCGAACAGGTACTCTTGTGCAGGGGCAGCCTTCTCCAGTTTCTTTGGTGCGCCTCCGTCGCTTGGCGGGCTGCCCCCGACACTCTCAAAGCACTTCTGGTGCGCTGTCCAGGTTTTATTGTTGGGATCTTTGGCCCAGACAATTTTGCTGCCCACAGGCATCCACTCATCGCAAATCTTGCACTTCCCCGCGTATTGGCTGCTAGGGTAATACTTAGGGTTACTGGGCAACCACCCCTCTTCTACGGGCTGCGCATTCGGCTTTGGCGGGTCATCATAGCGCGGCTTGGGCGCACTAGCCGGACTACCCTGGTCGCCTAGATAGCGGTTGTCTCCAAACTCATCTTGGAAAACATCGTCATTAAAGCCTAGCTCCGACAATGCCTTAGTGATAACATCTGTCCTGATCTTTTTGCGACACTCACCATTGCTGCGCCATGGGAGATCGCTGCTAATGCCCTCAAGCACCCCGCCTGGGCCATAGTCCCCATCTGGGTAGTAGAAGTCAGCCTCTAGGCACAACTCTAATGGGTTGCCATTGGCATCGCGTAGATAAGAATACTTGCAGCTCTTTAGGCCCCACAGGCCACCCTGCGGCCCCCACTCCTCAGTAGCGGCCTTCTTTTGGCTGGCTGCACGGATAGTGTGGAACCCGCCGCGCTGGTCAACATGCTTAACGTGCTTCGGGTCGGTTTTGCCCCGGCGCTTGTACAGCGCTAGGTTGTCGTAAGCGGTTTGCTTCTTTGCGGTTGGCATGAGAATCTCCTTTGGTTTTGTGCGGCAGTAGCGACGACTGTCAGATTTCAAGACACTTTATCAATTCGTCATACTTGTCGCATACTTCTCTCAGCGAGCCCGCGCAGGTTCTAATCCTATGAGCCAAAGGCACAAGGCCTGGATTATCATCTATTTTAACCTCTGGCTGCTGCGGTAGTGGCCTCGTTACACCATTAAGACAAGTAGATAGCTGTTCATACTGATTTTGGGCCATCCCTATTACGGCCTCTAAGGCCAAGATCTCGGTTTGAACTTGTCCTTTGTCTTTCGCAACGCAATCTGAACCCATGATCTTCTCCTTTGGTTTTGAGGACCGACCAGAGCGTCAGTTTTGCAGGCCCTGGCCGGCCCTCATCCTCGCCACCCCCTAAAGGCGACGCGAGTGGCAGGGGGTGATAAAGGCTGGGCAGCTATAATTACCACCCCCCACCCGGAAACAGCTGCGGACGGTAGCGGGGGGAGTCTCAGGAGCACCGCCCGCAGCCCCGAACAATCGGCTAGGCGCAGCCCGCCTGACCTTATAATTGCCGCACCTAGCCCTAGTCACAACGCTCTCCGTTGATCTTAGCCTTAATCGTGTACCGCTCAATAAAGTCTTGAGCTGCCTCGTCCGAGATCCTGTAGGTCCCTCCAGGCACCCGGAAATACTCTATCTCGCCATCCTGAATATACCGCCACACTGTTTGTGGGCTGCAATTCAACAACTTAGCAAGCTGCGGGATCGTCTTATATCTATTATCGCACATTTCTCTCACCTCGCTTTGTCCGTCATTATAACATGCATCGGCAACTCTGTCAATAGGCTTTAATCTTTTTTTATTTTTCTTCTTGCGGCCCGCCCTTTTCTTTATTATTGTGCCCCCACAGGCCAGCAAGGTGCCGGCCGTAACGATCCAAACTTTCAGGAGGCCCTATCATGGCCAAGAAGAAGACAGCAAAGAAAGCGGTACAGAAGCCAGCGACTAGCTCGCCAGACGGAATGGTTGTCATCCACCCGATTGAACAGTCATTTCTCACTGTGCCGTGTATCGGGCTAACAGACATCATTTGCAACCGGATAACCCAAAAAGTGAAGGGAGGGCTTATTGGCAAACACTTGCCAGGCGGCAAGGGGCGCAAAAAGGGGGCAGATGAAGCCAGGAATATCTGGCAAGAAGGCATTGACAGCGGGTACTGGGTAGACGACGACCTCAACCTCGTCACCCCGCCCGAAAGTCCCATCATAGAAACTGACCCCCTAAAGGCCACTGACGAAGACCTTGTACCTGAAGAAGTAAATGAGCTTCTCAGGAAAGGGCAGTTTGCTATCCCATCACAGGCAGTGGTCCATGCCTGCGTCTCTGCCGCACGCAACCATGTCAAGGTACACATGACAAACCTGAAGCAATCATTCAGCGTCCCCCAGCCCTACTTTAGCATCACTGGCGACCCATACATTCGCATTGATGTCGTGAAAGTCGGGGGCAAGGGGCGCGGCACTGGCACCGCTGTCATGCGCTACCGCTTGGCCTTCCGTGCCGGTTGGCGATGTGACATGCTGCTGGACTACATGCCTGGGATGATTTCTGCCGAAAGCCTGATGAACCTGCTCAACACAGCAGGCTTCGCGTGCGGCATCCTGGAAAACAGGCCTACAAGCCCCGACACGCCGGGGCCTCATGGCCGTTTCACAATTGCCAACTTCGCGCAAGAGGAGGCAGCGGCATGACACCAGCCAAATACAACTGGCGCAAATACGCTAGCGGCAAGCAAGCGATGTACCTAGGCGATGATCTCCGCAACGAGATGAAGCGCATAGGGAAGGAGTACGGGGTCAACTGGTCCCTCATAACACGGATAGCGGTGATAAACGAGATCACCAGAATCGGTGAATGGGAAAGGAGAGAAAATAATGAAGAAAGAGTATGCGTTCACACCTGGATGCCAGTTAAGTGGCAATGCCCAAGATGTGGGGGAAGAGTTGGCGGCGATACAAGCCAAGAACCCTGCCAACTTGTTAGAGCGGGATGATGTCTGGAAGTCGGCAAAGCGCAAAAAGTCTACCCTGCACACCTACTTTACGTGGGACAAAGAAAAGGCCGTTATTAAATGCTGGCGGCTTGAGGCCACGAAAGTAATAAGATCGGTTAAACTTGTTGTCCGCACAGAAAACAAGGAGCCGATAAGGGTCAGGGCATTTGCTGCGATGGACCCGGACACTGTTGAACATACGGGGTATATGAGCATTGAGGAAATGATGCTTGAATACCCCGACGAGATGCTTGAGAGAGCCAAGCGGGAGCTACGTAGAGTCCGAGCGCAGTACGCCGACCTGGTGGAGCTTGCAGAAATCTTCCAGCTCGTAGACGCGCTTTAAGTTGCACCTGGATCGGTCGTAGTGTCCCGATATGTCACGTTTTGGCCGTTCAGCCTCGTAAGGCTCAGTTAAGCAGTGTCCTGTCAGGTCGCGTAGCGCTTTGTACTGGCCGTTCGGCTGCGTCCCGTCGTGTTAGTCAAGGCTCTGCCACGCTATGTTATGCTAAGTTTCGGCAGACACGTTTAGCCTCGTAGGGTCTTGTTGGGCCCAGTTGAGCATCGCACCGTCGTGGCCGAAATGTTTAGTCTTGGACGACAAGTTGCATTAGGTAATGTTGGGCTTGGTTACGGCAGTTTGGTCATGCCAAGTAACGTCAAGTCGCGTTCTGTCTTGTTAGGGCAGCCTTGTCTTGCTAAGTCATGTCGTGCACTGTCATGTCAGGTCGCGTCAGGTCGTTCTCTGTCTTGCTAAGGCAGCCCTGTTCGGTTTCGTCACGTCCGGTCCAGTCAGGTTAAATTATGTTGAGTAGAGCCCGTCAGGTCTGGCCATGTATCGTTAAGCAATGCCAGGTTACGTCCCATCTCGTTAGGGCAGTCAAGTCATGCCTAGTCAGGTCGGGTTGAGTTCGGCCGCGTCAAGTCCTGTCCCGCCTCGTCCAGGTCCCGTCTTTATGGCGGGGCCTGGTCTAACCGCTCAACACTGGGTTCAGCCTTCGGGAAGAACACATACTCAGACCACTCACCAGCATCATAATCATATGACTTGCATATAACTATGTCCTTCTCGGACTCCCGGATCAGCCACCCCACACTAACTATCTTGCTGTCCCCTAACTCCGTAGTCTTCTCATTCCACTCATCATGCATTGTGATATCAGACCACTCAACCCTGACAATAGGCGCTGTCTCTGGCGTAAGCAGGTCAGCAAGGTCCTGGATATCCATGTCCCCCGTAGGCGTAGCCTCTATAGCAGCCATATCCAAGACCTCTTCCTCTGTCATTATCGTAGCGGTCTTCACAGCTCTAACGCCTCCCGCTTATAGGGCTTACGGTAGTGGCCGTCACCAAGATGTACCCGATTGCCGAGCGTCATCACTGCCTGGGCCATAGCCGCTGGGGCCATCATAGCAGCTTCTGCATAGCTCCCATCATAGTCCAGGGTCGAGCCAGTACCGCAGAAATGCCTGGTATGCCACCGATGCTTGATCTTGCCACCAGAAGTATTGACCACCTTAACCCGCGTATCAAACTCCACTGATAGATGCGTATGGCCACCTATGTAAATGTCAGCTATCGGCCACGTTTCCGCGAGCCTAGCCAGAGCATTAGCTTTGCCGCCAATAGTCCTGCCACCACCGGCAATATGGTGAGCAACAATGATGTAATGCGCATTGCCTACTGCTACCCTACCAGCCATGGTATAACCGTGGTATGAGACACCCAGTAAATCAGCAATCAGGTTGTCCGGGTCAATCCCAGCAGCCCTGACCGTCCTGCGGCCATGGTTGCCGGCAATCATCCCTAAACAATAATCCTTTATTGGCTCAAGTAGTTGGACAACTTCCCTTATTTGTGCATCTGGCCCTAGCGTCTGAGCATAGATGTCACCTGGAGTCCCGGCCAGGGCATTCTCGCACAGATCCCCTACGCCAATCCAGTACATCTTCTCGTCAAGAATCCGCCCCACAAATTTGCGGACGGCGGATTGCTTGCATTGAGGGCTGCCCCAATGCCAATCAGAGCAGCAAGCTATCTGGATTTCTTCTAAATCCTTCGGCGCTACAAAGTCTAGTACCTTAGCCACACAATCCCCTCAAGAAACGCAGGGAAGCGGTCGTGAAACCGCTCCCCCACTCGCGTGGCAAGGGGGGACCACGCTAATGCTTGGCCCTAGCCCTAGCCCTAAAAGCGGCTTTCTCTTCTTCTGTCTTGGCACTCTCAGCCATAAGCAGCTTGGCTGCATCATCGGCCCCATCAGATAAGTGCCGCAACGCTGCCCAACTGCTGACAGTAGCCTCGACCTGAGCTGCTATAACAACACCCTCAGTCTCTGCGTCCAGGTGCTGGTCCTCGCAGGCCGTAATCATTGAAGCAAACATGTTGGCTGTCTGCGCGGAAGCCGTTGCCGAAGTCTCAAAGAAGCGCTTCAGGACATGCATGGCTGGTATACGGGCATAGAACCACTGACCAGCCTCGTTCTCGCCCCTGTTGAGCACCTCATTGAACTTGTCAGTAATCTTCTTGACATCCGGGACTGCCTCACTGGCTGCCCTGATAAATGGCAGCAGCATATCAACAACGCCCCAGATCTTCTCTGCATTGCCTTTAAGAAAGGCCCAAATCGCTCCGAAATTGATAGCCATTATGGCTCCCTCCCGTTGCCCCCTCGCGCGCCGTACCATATGATCAGCGCCACCAGGAAAGCTACTACGGCCAGACCAACCTCATTGAGGTACATTGGCGTGGCCATTTTTAGCAGTAGCGTACTTGGACCACCCAACGCTACCGAAATACGCTACCACAGTTGCAGTCAGTACCACCTGGGCGTTTGTGCTCAAATCGCCCCCATCTAAAACACCTACGCCGTCAGCAGCCAGAGTGGTCAAATTTGTAGTCACCAACGCTAAAAGCCTACGCCAGCCTTTGGGCGTAAACCTGCTCTCTCCGTTAGGCATTTCTAATTAACCTCGCATTTTTGCGCGCCCTGTTAGGCAGCTGATCAGCATACTTGCTATCTAGTGCTTCATCAGCAGCACGCACAAAGTCTTTGTCATTGATAGCAGCTATGAGCTTCTCAAAGGTACGGAACCTTGTAGGTCCTAAGTTATAGCGCATGTCCACCAAGGCCCTGCGCACGTTGGCGGGCAGGATTGTCAAGTCTGGTATGACATGCGTGAGATCATTCAGGGACTCGCGGACATCATTGGCTAGCATGACTAAGGCTTCAGGACCAGTGACACCCTTGTCAGCCAGGTTGCGCCCGAATCCCACTGTAGGAATGCCACTAATTGTGTCACCTTTCTTGAGCGGCTCTCCGGTCTTGTCATCATAGACCATCTCCCTGAAGCCCTCATTAGAGGCGATGTAGCCCATCAAGGTAGATTCATCGTCTATCATGTTGAATCCCCCTTAAGCATTTCTAGTTGTGTCCTGATTTGGATTTGCCACAATTGCATCTCAAATTGCCTGTCGTGCAGTGTCTTGATCAAGGGCAGGATCTCCTGGACATCCTTGGCCGTCTCTTCTACCTTGGCCTTGGTCTCTATCTGGGTACGGTAAAAGGCTAGCAACGCGCCAGCCACAGTAACCCCCAAAGCTACCCACTTGTATAGCTCCTTAGCCTCCACCGCGACTCATTATCGTCTTAATCAGTGCCCCAACACCAGCGGCCAGCGCTACACCAATGCCCGTCCACATCAGCTTGACTTTGGTCCTGTACTCCTTGAAGCTATCAAGCAACTCGGGGGCAGCCTTGATCTCCAGGATGAAGATGCTATGCTTCTCTATGGCCTTACCGTGTTCGTCAAGCGTGACCTTGCACTCTTCTGACTCATTGGCCAACCGCTTCATTTTATGTGCCAGGCGTAACAAGGCAATTTGCTTTGGGTTTAGCCCGGCCTCATCCAGAATGGCCGTCTCAATCCCATTGGTCTCATCTGCCACCTGGGTAGCCCTCCGCGTCAGGTACTGTGATGCCGATAAGTCGGGCCACTTGTTCGCCCAAGATGACAAAGTGAGGAGTGCCTGGTGGGATATAGATGTGCCCGCCCACCTCTATTTTGTGCTCTTTGCCATCTAACGAGACGGTGCAAGAGCCTTCATAGACAATCAGCCATTCATGGCAGGCATGAGCATGGGACTCTAGTACATCATTGGCTGGGCAAGTTGCGGTCTGGATGGCTATCTGGCCTGGTATATTAAATAGGTTGCGCCCTTGCATAATACTGCCATCACGGCAAGTATACTCTACGGTATTATGCGTGTCGTCATCCCACCTTTTGATAAGGTCTGTAAGCTCCTGTATCTCTTCCATCTCAAACTTCAACAGACCTACCTCCGGCTACCGCGCCTTCCCCCTGAGCTTCTACGAGATCTGCGACGTCCAGTAGCTGGCGCAGCTCTGCTAGATTTCTCGCCGTAGTCCTTGCTAAAATGCCAGCCAGTCATGCCAGACCAGACTTGTGGGTCACTAAAGAATTGCTTTTTATCGTCCCCCACAGCCTTCATCATGGACTCAGCGCTGATAGGTGACCAAGCCCTCAAATAGGCTATCAACCAGGGGTCAATGCCCCACTGTGGCCTGCCATATGGGCCTGATGTCTTGCCCTCTTTGATGTCCGCTAGGCGGGCTAATCCCCTGCCGCTCTTAAACTCCATGCCGGAGGTGGCCTCAACGCCAAACCTCGGCAAGGCAGCGATCTTGCCCACCATGTACGGGGCAGGATCGCGGGCCTCTGCTATCTCAAGCTGGTCAGGTGTGAGCTCATTCCAGAACCCTAGCGCTACCTTCCATTGCTCACCCCAATGCCGCCATGGGTCAAAGTACATTGTCTGACCGGCATCCTGTGGCCAATTGTCCGGTAGACTGAACTGGACTAGGTGCCGCTTCCCCTCTTCATTCTCATGCATCCAGTGCCCAGAGAGCATCTTGTTCATCATGTTGCCCGCGACAAAATTTAGCGCGGCGATCCTGGCCATCCCCATACGAGCTACCTGGCCCTTGGCCCCTGGATCACGTAGCCCCTGCAACCAGAAACTCCAGTTTGATATCTGCCAATCAGGAGCAAGTAGAACCATAGAGGCCACCTGTTTCGCAGATCTGGCTATACCTTTCCATTCCCAGTCAATGCCACCATGGAGCCTGTTAACAGTTGTCCCTGCGTCCTTTAGCGCCTGCTCGTGGCCGACATTTATGTTGCGGAGCTGGTTATAGACAGCCTTAAACGCAGCCGCCTTAGTGGCCCGGTAAGTATTTTCCCAGAGATGGTAGCTATTAAACCGCTCAATGCCACCGACGGCCCGTAATGGGCTAAACTTCCTGCGATGGCCCATCTCCTTGACAATCCGCTCCATGCCTGTACGGATATGAGCTATGTCTGGCGGTGTAAGGGTAAACTGCCCTTTGGCCATGCCCTCGGTAACAATCGGGTCTAGCAATATGTTGTCGCTGATCTTTTGCTTAGTGAGTTTGGCGAAAAGCCCCTTACCGCCAGCCTTGGGGAACGGGTTAGCGCCAAGGCCCACGTTGTTCATCCACAAAGCCCAATAGTGGAACGGAGATAGCGACAGCTTGGCTACCTTCATCTTGGCATTGATGTTAAATATAGGCTTGATAAATTTATTGCTGATGCCCTTGTCCAGATAGTTTTCTAATACTGGTGCGATGTCCCGGTGGACCATAAGCTTCCCATCGCTGACAAGATACTTTTGGAAACGCTCAGGCACCGGCGAAACACCTTCGGCCTCAATAGCCTTACTCCAGTTGCGGACCCGCTTAAACCCCGGAGCCTCAATAGCAGTATACGTTGCTTGATCCACCTTCTTCTTAAATGTCGGGGTATCGGACCACAGCGCTGCCGGTACAGACTCTCCAGTGGCTCTGTCCATAACAACTGTGTCCAGCAACTTTGTGCGCATTTCCTGGGCCGCCATAACCCGTTGGACGTCATTGTATTCCCTGGCAGTGATATTGATTAGGTCAAAGTCCCGCCAAGTATGGCCCTTGGCCAGGCGCTCGGCTAGCCCGTCCCTATGGCGCTTCTTGGCCTGCGATGGATGCGTTGTGGCCAGGTCACCAGTTTTGCCAGGCTTGAGCCACACTTTCCGCATGCCCTTTTTGCCCTTAAGCCGCACAACATCATGCTCCGGGAGATAGCTAATGCCCTCACCAAACTCTCCTAGCGGCGCATCATACCAGCCAGCATCTTCCTTGATCCTCTTCATCTCTTCATATATGTCCCGGTATGTGTCAAGATACTCAAGGACATCCTTGTACTTCTCTTGGTTGCCCAGGATCTTGCGCATTTCCTTGTCAAGCCACCGCCACTCTTTGGGGAAGTCTTTGTGCTCGGCCCACTTGGCCCATGTCTTTAGGCCGGGCCTATTCCCAGCGGCATCGGGCTTACTATACTGATAGAGAGCAGACAGCAATGGAGTTTGGCGATCACCGCGCAGAGCCTCTTTGCCGCGCTTCTTCTTGTAACTCTTGCGGATAACCTTTTCTGCTGCCCGCTGTGGGGCGATAAATAATTCCTGGGCCTCATGAGCAGTTACTTTGGTCTTGCCCACAAACTTGCGGTACTCCCTGACAACCTCTTCCGGGGCGCGGGATATGGAGGTTAGTGACCTTGCTACTCTACGTGCATGGTTTATATGCTCACCGGCCTCTAGGTTGTTAATCTTCCTGCCCAAAGCCCTGCCGGCCGCCTTGATGGGCTCTGCTACAACCTTGTTGATGATGCGAGCCGGTACTCCCAATGTGCCCTCTGCCAGGCCACGCAGGGCCATGTCTCGTGCCTTGCCCACCTGCTCTGGCGTAGCTCCGTCAATGCCAGCACCGACTTGAACGTCCTTCGGCTTTTTGGGCAACGGGAGTTCTTGCTGCTCCCCAAGCCTTTCTTTGATAAAGGCCGGGCCACGCTTTTCTGTCGGCTTCGGGGCCTCATACTCTTCTGGCCTGAGCTGAGTCTTCTCCATCACATCTTTTAATGTCGTGCCAGCCTCTTTGGCCACGCGCTCCATCTCAGTGCGCATCTCGCCTGCCTGGCGAATCTTCTCAACACTGCGAGGAGTCATCGGGGCCTTCGGGCCTCGGGTTAAACCCTCACTCATGCCATGGACAACAGGGAAGGACAGTGCCCCAAGGGCAACATCTCGCAGCGTAGCATTAGGATCAAGCGCCGTCAGGCCGGCACCAAGAGCAGCCGACTCCCCGTACTGATAGGGGCGAGTAGCCTGTATGTTCTCAACCGCCCGTTTAGCAGTCGGCCCCATAGCTTTGCCAGCCACCGCAGGCGGCAAAAGTCTTTGTGCCTTAAGAAGCGTGCCCAACCCCAGGCCCTTGGCAGCTGCCCCTGGGTCCCCGCCAGAAGCAATCCCCTCGTAGGCCCCAAAAGCCAAAGGCCCTGAGACATGCTCTGCTGCTTTACGACCTATCAGGCCCTTAAGGCCAGACTTAATCAGGCTCTGGCCAGTGGCAATTGGTGCCACCATGCCTGCGACGTCGCCGGCCTGATGAGCCCAGTCCCCTACAAACTCCTCTACAGGATCTGTGCCAGGTAACGGACGAGTCTCTTGGGACTCTAGGCCAGTCATACGCCGGCCAATGGCATTGAGGAAGCGGTCCTGTGGCGGAGTTGTCAGTCCTGTCTGCTCCATCTTCAGGGCAGACCAGGCCTTCCATTCTGGGTCATAGGTGCCAGGCTTGGCGTCTTTAGGGGGATCTAGATCGTCAAGGATACGCAGAGGCTGTTTAGCCAATTCTGCTTGGCGCTGCTGCTTGCCGGCCAGGAACTGAGCCAGTGGCGAGCCTTCGCCCTTAAACGGCCCTGTTTCTATTGCAGGAGTCTGGCTTTCCTGCATGCGCTTACGGATATGTTGACGGAGTTCTTCGGTCCACTCATACCCATCAGCCTCCATCGCAGCCCGGATATCGGACATGAATTTATGGGTAGAGGCCAGATGCTCAAGCCGGCCTTTGCCAAATACTGTGCCCGTAGGGTCATATGGGCTAGTAGTAGCCACGCAAATATCTCCCGGAATCAAAAGCCTTCTTGGCGTCATCCTCTATTTTCTCGGGATCTACTGTACCAGCACGGGATTCAGCCTCAGGGGGCGTAGGTTGCCGACCCTCCAAAATGTTGGGCAGGTCTTCTAGCCTTAAACGCCCGCCGTAAGAGCTTTTAAGATAAGACTCTAGCTTAGACAACGGCACTGGCTTCATATCATTGTCAGCCGCAAATTTCTGTAAGCGCATCAACAGGTTCTGGTGATCTACGGCTTCTATCTGACGACCCATCCAGTTTTTGTCTATCCACTGGCCTGTCTCGGGATCACGCTCAAACTCGTCAAAGAACTCACCTAGTGCCGGGTACTCTTGCCCAGCCTCATGCCCCTGGTATTCGGGGTGCGCCCGTAAAGCAGCTAGCGCACCAGCAGCCATTGGGCGACCAGGTACGGCCTGAGTGGACTCCACTGCCGCTGCCTGGAGGTCCCATAGGTCTGGCTGCATTCTGCCGAGAAGATCCTCAGGGATGACCGACCCCTCTTGGCCCTCTCTCGGATACAACTCAGCAGAAATAGCATCCGCTATCTTCTTCTGGTCAGCCCCGGACATATCCATCCTGATATCAATGCCCTTATGGGGTGGCCCAGTAATGCCGAGCCTGCTTAGGGTGGGTAGATTTTCCAGACTAGCCCCAAGCTCATAGGCGGCCTTTTCCTTACTAAACGTAGCCCATGGGTCCACTGCCTCTTCTTCTTTAGCCGGTATCCCAAGGACCTCCATTGCTAAAGGATGTCCCTGTTGTGCCAAGCTAAGAACCTGCCCAAAATTTTCGCCGGTAATAGACTTGCGAAGAGATTCTGGGCTTGACAAGTCAGGCTGCGCCTTCTTGGGCTTCAGAGACGCCTTATAGTCTGCCAACTGCTCGCGGAGATCATACTCAGTCTCCATTGCCCCCATCTTGCGCATATCCTGCTCTTGCTGCATCATATCGCGCAGCTCCATCAACCTGCGCTCCATAGCGTAACGCTGCGAGGCAGGTGCAGCCTGGTCATATGCAGAATGGAAACGTTCCCAGAAACCCATGACTTCTCCTACCTGCCCAGCGTGCCAAGTATTCTATAGAGTCTGTTCAAATCCTTACCGGCAACAGCCTGTCTCGCCATAGCCCCAGGCCCTACACCGATATATGAGCCAGCAGAACCGGCGGGAAGATGCTGAAGGCTAGGACGGCTGCCCAGCGCAGCGGGGCTCCCTACCGCTCCACCGCCCTGTCCAAAGATCTTGCCGCCTAACCACTCACCAGCGCCCATACCCAAAGTTGTCCCCAGGCCCGGCACAACAGAGCCTAGCAAGCCGCCAGTAACAGAACCAAACAAGCCACCCAGACCGCCCCCCTGGTTTTGCTTGTTGAGCATGTTCTGATAGCCCATAAGGTTGCGCTGCATGGCATATTGTTCTTGAGCGCTTGTAGGTGTCCTGAGCCCGGCCAAACCAATACCATAGGCCCTGCGGTTGGCTGCATCAGCAGACATGGCCTGAGCCAGCATTCTCTCGGTTGCAGCATCAGCGCCACCACCGCGGGAGCTTACACCCCGACTGGCCATCAAGTCTCTGAGGGTCGCAGTACCGGCCCTAGCAGCAGGAGCAAAGCCAAAGTCCTGTCCCCCCTGCTGGTATCTGTTGACCAGCATACTCAGCAAGCCACGCTGCCCATAGGGATCATACTGCATAGGATCAAGCGTCTGCCTATAACGCTGTTGGGCCTCACCCGCCTTGCGCTTGATCTGGTTGGCCATATCAACATAACTAGGCATTACTCTCTCCTAACTCACCAGAATGGCGTTGCGCCATCTGCCATTCAGATATACTTGGATGTAATCATTGCCGCCCTCATTGGACGGCTGGTATCTCGCTAATCCATCAGGCGGGTCAGAACCCGTCTTGTGCCGTGGCAGCACTGCTGGGATGTTCTTGGCCTGCCATACAACTCTGTCCCCTCTGCGATCTAGCTTGATAAGTCTGTTCTGCAAGCGCCTGATCCTGCGCCGGTTCTCTTTCTCCTGGGCCAGAGTGTCCCTGACTAATGTGATAAGCTCTGGGTACTGCTTGCGTGTCTCAGCAGGCAGGGCAGCCAGCATCTGCTCAAGCTGAGTTGTGGTTGTGCGCATCCCAAGGCGATCAGTAATCATATTGAGTGGTACTCCGCTGGGCCATCGCCAAAGTTAGGTATATAGATATCAGTGATGTATTCCTTGTCGTCCTGCCATAGATCCATGCTGGGCACCTTCCAGCGCCACAAAAACTCGTAAGTCGTCCCACATCTGCCAGCTATAGCCGTTGTGCCCTCGCTGTGAGGCGTGTTCTGCTCCGGGCTAGACCACGGAGTTGCCGATGTCCACTTATGCACTGGATGGTCAAACAACCACTTCACCTGGCAATCCGGGTCTGTTGTTACCCCAGTCACATCAATCTGCGTATAAGACATGTATGGCGTACAGTAGACACTCCACGTAGATAGCGTAGGCAGCGCCAACGGCGGCATGGACTCTTCTGTCCAGTCACCACTGCCTGTATCCATCCCAATATGCCTGATCCCCGTCGGGTCATCTGTCAGCCATCGCACAGTCCCAAACACAGGGTTAATTGGCAGGTCATGGCCGTCATGGACCCTGACCAGCTTCTTGGCGTCCCAACGGATTGTATCTCCCCTGCGGTCAAGCCTAATTGCCTCATCTTCTAAAAGGTCTAGTGCCCTTCTATTATCATCTGGCAGCCGGTATGAGCGGCTCATGCCGTAAGTCCCAGCCACACGCCATAGACGTCCACGTTCCCTGATATTTGGACAGCCCAGTACGTACCCAGCTGCGTCTTGGGCAGATCAAACCGCCAGATCTCACGATACGGCGTTATCACCGTTTCTGAATGTGAGTAACCACGGTTATTGGTTATGATGATGGTCGCGTCACGAGTGCCCGTATCAATGTCCACCAAACACTCATAGCCGTGGCTGATTGTCCTGAGAGCGCCCTGGACCTGGCCCAAAAACCCACCGAAGTCCCTAGTCTTGATAGTCAAGCTGTCCCTGCTGCCACCATGCAACTCGTACAGGCCAGCAGTAGAGAGCCCGTATAGGGTCTTGCCGTCACTACTTTTAGACAGATACAGCATGTTGCCGCCGGTAGTCAGCACCTCGGTGCTCCAGTGCCAGCTATCCCCTAAGTGCTTATATGAGTAGGCGGCTTCTGAACTACCTGTACCCTGGGTGTAGTAAGCCGTAGCATCGCCATAAGCGCCGCGCCAACTGCCGGCCTCTGCGATCCACTCATTGTAGACGGGCTCTGAGACCTCCCGGGGTATGCCACCGTCGTAAACCCATAACCCCCGGTCGTTTGCAAAAAGAAGGCCGTATGGTGTGCGGATTACGCTGTCTTGATATGTCGTGCCCCCTTCGCAGTCTATATCCTCCAGCAACCCTAATGCATCTATGGGCGAGTAACGCCACATCTTGCCTGGGGAGAACACGATCACAGCATCATCCCAGGTCCCTAAAGCTGTTATGTCTTCTGGGATAATCTGGTAGTCTAACGGGGCGAAGTAGTCAAACTCGCCCGCCATTGAGTAGTAAAGCTTATCCTCGTCGGCCAGAAATAACCTCTGCTGGCACACCGTAGCTATGTTTGACTCTGGTGGCGCATCATGGGCATCATACTCGTCTGTCCAGAGTACCGACAAATCTGTATCCTGATAAGTATCCTCAAACCCAGTATACTGCCCAGAGCCGATAATGTCGGCATGTTCTACAGTGGCCACTAGCCAGAATTCGGCCCCTCCAGCCTTAGTCCGCCAAATACGTGCCTGGACTGTCGCCCCGGTATCACTGGTATAAGCATCAAGTTCGGCTTGAGTGATACGCCCCACATCAAGATCAATAACCTCTGTGGGATCTATTGTGAAAGTAGAAGCAGAACTCCCTAAATAGTCATCAGTGGCCAGTACCGGACTTGACTCTATGGTTGTGCCATCTGTAAATGTGACCTTATAAGAGACCCGCCATTGATAGTCGCCGGTCAGGCCACTGGCCTCATCATAGACCATACCGGTAGAAGACGACTCAGCTGTCCAACTTGACGCTTGGACATCATCTAAAGAAAACGTATCCGCTGTAAGCCGCGTTACCGTAAACGTGCGGCCATTGACCTCAGTCATCTCCGTGCAACCGTCAATATATGCGCGGTCCCCCGTAGCCATGCCATGGGTGGCTGCTGTCACGACTGGCGGGTTAGCCGCAGTGATACCAGTGATTGTAGTTTGCCCGGCAGTATTGGGATGGACAATAATCGCGGAATCACTGGAACTTGCGAGCGCCCCAATATCTCTATAATAAGTCCCGTCATATACCTTGCCGTCTGTGCCGTCCAGCAAGTACAGCTTCTCATAGCTTTGAACAACACGCATAACTGAGTTGTTGCTACTATCATATACCTGTACGTTATCATCGTAGACAACCTGGGTGACTTTGAAGATATGGTGGTCTGTATCAGACAGATGCCCAACAGCATATCCCTGTGGCGTGCCCGCCCTAGAGTATACCTGCTCATTGTCATTGACCGGTTGGAGAGCCCCCGCCTTACTGAAGGACACGTTCTGCGCTACGGTCAAAGCCGTATCAGGCAGCTTATGTGAGACTGTCCGCGTGTCTAGACCTGTAAAGGCATCCGTGCCAAATAATCTCTTCATCTATGGCCCCGCGTTACAGGCATCCCAACCCGTGCCGTTGTAAACATACATAATGTTTGTGTCGCTATCGTAGTAAAGCTGGCCGGCATCGGGGTCAAGTGGGGCCGCGCTCCTGGGTGTGAGCATTATAGAATCAGCGACAGCCTCAGAAGTGCTTACCCTTGTGGCCGGACTAATCTCGTCGCCGTGATGAACATCCTCGTCGCCGCTGGAACCGACAATAATGAGGTTGTCGCTCGTGCTGTTGTACCAAAGGTTGCCCTCGTCATTGTCGCCATTGGCGATCGGGTTTAACAGTAGCCCGTCATCAGCGATAATGAGCTGTTTATAGGTATACACATAATCGCCATCAGGGTTTAAAATCATTTCAGCACCGCACTCAAATGTAAGATCCCCATCGCCACCGACATATATTCTGTTGGTTTCCAAATCCCGAGTGAAGGCCACTGATTGGCTGTCCGTAGTATTTGCAAAAGACAACGTCTTGGCGACATACGGGTATGTGAGTACGGTATAGGTCGGCAATATGAAGTCATAATCAACGGCGTACGTAGAGTCGCCAAAGACACTGGCGGATCCGTCAATGTTAATCAGGCCCCAAAGACGGTCAGTCAATAACGTGGCGTCGTCCCATTCCACCAATACATCACTACTGCCACCGTCACTATCAATTGTGAGGTTAGTACCGATCAAGCGCCCGACATTGGCCCCCTGGTTAGAGAGGTAGACCCCGGCTCCGTCATGAGCCTGAATCCAGCTGTTACTGAATGTCGGAGTTACGCCCTCCACATATAAGGCGCGGCCACCAGACCTGTCTCCGATGTATGAATTGTTGAAGTAGATGGCCGATGTAGCATCAGTGCCGTACCTGATTTCTATAGCATTGCTATCCACGTTGCCGACTTGAAAGCCATCAAACCAAATCAGCTTGGTGGGCTCAGAACCAGATGTGAATATCTTGAGCCCGTATTTCTCAAACCTAGAGATAGTCACATTGCGGAAGATACTACTCAAAAGGCCATCAATCCTGACACCCTCTTCGCACATATTGCTATTGTCGCCGTTTTGCTCGCCGACAATCATAATGTTCTCAAAAGACAGGCCCTCTACGGTGTCAGTGGGACTGCCGAGCGTAAACACCGGGGTATTGGTGTCAGCGGCTGTAAAATATACCTCGTCGGCCTTGTTAAAGAAGCTAAAAGGCTCGCCTATAAGGCGGATGTTGCTAACATCAATCGTGCAGTTAACTGCGTACTTGCCAGCACGGAAGTAGATGGCACCGCCACCCAAACTGTCTACATAGCTTATCAGGCTGTCTAGTGCGGCCTTGTCCGAGATCCCATCATTGGGGATCACGTTCCAGGCCAAAGCATCAATAGGAACAACATGGTGAGCATCTACTGTGATACCGCCATAGATGTACTCTAGCTCGTCAGCCCTATTGTGCTTGGCATAGTTGATGTCCTCAGTGCTCATCAGAGCCCACTGGTTCTGACCTAGCGCAAGACCGCCTATCAGCAGCAAAGAGACAAGCCAGAACATTGCCAAAATCTTATTCATCATGACTCCTCTATGTGCTGTGGCACCCTGGGCAGGATCTGCTTGCCAGCCCCACGAGCATAAAAGCTCTGGACTTGCCACTCACGATTCAGCCTATCAGCAGCCCTCATCTTCAGCCTGCTCTTGATGTCGTCATATAAGAACTTGTAAAACAGGGCAGTCCCAAAGTTGCGCAGCTCTGTCTCTGCCTCATAGCAGTCCCTGAGCATCCCCCACAGCACCCCATACTTAGCCCAACCAGGCAGATCAATGTCCGTATGGTCGCCAAGCTCTGTTGGATGTGCCTTAAAGAAGATCTCAAGCCCGTTAGCAGTCAGGATGTCCACAATAGCGCCCCTGGGGACTGGCCCCGGCGCACTAGCGTCTGCTCTATCTACAACAAAGCCACGACGAGGGGTTACGTTAGGGTCAGCCGACATATCCACAATGCCGCCCCTAGCTGGCGCAGCGCCCTGAGCATAGGTACTACCGGTACTAGGGTTCTCATATAGGCCGATCTGATCATTCAGCTCGCCCACGTAATAGAATCTGGGATCACCGCTGCGCTCTGGCCATTTATGGTTGTGTGCTCTGAGCTTGTCCTGGGTAATGGCCTCAATGCGCTCCTCATCAAAGGTCACCCGCCATATTTGGCCGCAGTTATCAGGCAAGTCATATACACTGGTCCCTGCAACCACGGACATAACATGCCTGCTGTCCAGACACTTAGATGCTTGTACCAGATCCCTAAGCGCTTTTTGAGCCCAAGTCAGAGCCATAAGATTGGTGATATAGAACGGAGCGTCCTCGTTCTCACCAATGATCTCGTAGAACATGGGCCGAATATACTCGGCATACTTCACTAGATGTAGCCCTCGCTCTGGGTCTTAGGATCAGTCACGATACCACGCATTTGGGCCGGATATTCTGACTGCCTGGCCTGCCAGTAAATCCTGGCTTCAGGCAGGTTCTTCCAGAACCGATCCATGTACATCTTAGCTAGCTTAGGCTCTACTGGTGCAGCCATGTGAGCTAGGACATAAGGGACGTAGATGTCATCCTCAATCCACTCAGCATCTGGCGTTGCCAGGGCCTCAAAGGTGGCGTTATTGTCCGGAGTACAGGCCAGATACGTCACCCGGATTTGCTCCGAAGTAACGGTTGACATGGCCCGGTACACGCCGATCTTGGAATACCCGATGACGCCGGGACAACTCAACAGCCAGTAATGATGCGGTTGAGTGCCCCGGTCGTCCATCCAGGTCAAAGACAAGCCGTCTAGCTTGTCGTATGTCATAGGAAGAAGTACCCCGTCATCAAAGTTTGTCCCGTCCGAAGAATAGGTAACGCTTTTGACGGCGATAACATCTTCTGGTAAAGCATAGTAGAATGCGTCCGCTAAGAGTGAGATGTCGTGTGTTGACCACGCCTTTTCTGCGGCCTCAGAAATAGAGCAGTCCGCTGCATGGACTAGCTTCTGCAAAGCAGAGTCTGGCCAGCGGGTTCCTGTTCCAGGCGCGGTACTGCGCACCTTGGCTATCACACTATCAACTAGCAGTGTCATCTACGTAACATCCAGCATTTGAGGCTCTCCCACCGAGTTTGGTCCGCATTGCAAAACTGAGATTGGCCGCAGATGCACCCGTGGTACTTTTCTATGGTTCTCATTGTCATGATGCGCCTGCACATTGTACAACGCATGTACTGTGTAATATTGACTCGGCTGTCTACCTCCGGCATGGCCGCTCCTACTGATATGGGCAGGTTAGAATACAAGTACCGACCGCAGTTGCGTCTTCTGCCAGATTCAACGCGAATGAGGCATGCGCAGTTGATCCCAGGTCGGCAGTGGCCTGCCCTTCCGCCACTTCTGCATCGGTCATCACTAATTGCACGTCACCGTCGCGGTTAGCACCAGGAGCCGTTACCGCCTGATCTGTAGTAATATAGTCACAGAACCCGCCAGTCTGGAGCCATCCCCAGCCTGCGGCAGCCTTAGTCTCCGTTGCCACGCCAGCCGGATGGCTGGAATCTGAAGCAGCGATATTTTCTACGCCACGACCAAGCCAAGCGGTCGTGTCCGACCACTGCTGACAATCGCCCTTGGTTACGGCATTTTCGAAGTACACATACCGGAACTTCGGTTGTGCGCCTCCCGTGAATTTAGTCGTATTGGGATTAGCAATCCCTGGAATTGTTACATCAGCCATTTAAAGTCACCTCTCTTAGCCCAGACAGCTGATATAAGCCTTAGTCAACAGACCAGTGCTCGCATCAGCGTCCAGTGCAATGCCAAAAGGGTGCCCCAAATACAATTGATCGCCCCCGTGTCCTACCACGGAGAACTGGTTATAGGGGTTAATGCCAGTAGCGACACCAGGCAGGCTACACGGAAAGAGCTGGTCGCCCTCTTCCACCCAACCGTCTGTGCCGATATACTCGCAATAACCCTTTACTTGCATCTGGAACCATTCACCCTCATTGGCTTCCTCATAGGCAACTCCGCAAACCATACTACCAGGACTGTCGGCATAAAATACCGTGCAGCCATCAGGAAGTGTGGCATCAGGCAGAGCCTTCCCGCTGCTACGCAGGTCGTCTGAGGCCCCGCCCCATCGCAGGAGTTGTCCGCGATAGATCTTATCCTCGCCGGCCTTAACGTTCACAAAACTCTTGTTCGCTTGAACGTAGGAATCACCGGCCCCTGGGATAGTCATGCCTCACCTCCTCTTAAGCTGTAAGGGTCTCTTCAATACCCGTGTACAAGCCCTGCTTGCGCCGGTTCGAGCACACAAGCTGCAAGTACGCGCGGTAAAGCGCCGTTTTGGCATCCTGGTCTTCTGGGCTCTGGAATTTACCAGGCTTGAAGTCCCTGCCCTTGCCGATAATGAGCTTACAGAACTTGGAGTTCAGGAAGAACATCGCGCCCTCTGTCCACGAACCACTGTCATAGTTGACCTCAGTCGTAGTGTCGGGCATGTGAGTGTCCCAGAACATCTTGGCGCCCTTGAAGTAGACAGCCTCAAACCCTGCGGTTGCCCGGTCAGACTTCAAGTAGCGCTTCTTGTCGCTCATGTACTGCTCGTAATGCTCGTAAGAGCCCATGTCGGTGATAATCAGATCAGGGGACCCACCGCTGCCCTTAGTGCATAGGTTATAGGTCCTCATCATACCGTAGAACACACCAGCCCAGGTATCAGTCGCGTGAGTAAACAGTTGGCTCTCCCACCAATCATACGCCCCACTTGTATTGGTAATACCGCCATAGGTGTTGGTCGTATTGGGGGCCAGATGGATCATGCAGGGCAATCCCTGTATGTTCTTGCCGCTATTCCCAGTCGTACTAGTTGATAGTGTGATATTTTCCAGGTCCATCAGATGTTTATTGATCTCTTCGCCGAACGTCATTGTCGTCTGCTCAACCTTTGCCCCGAGCAAGTCGATAATTTTGCCTGCACCCGAATTCTGGAATTCAGACAGGCCATCAATCGACACTGCACCGGCATACTGAGCCCAGGGATAGAACGCCTGGGTAATGCCGTCTTGGGGCGCGACATCCAAGACCTCGTAGCGGCTGTAGGACCCAACAGTCGTGTTGGTTCCGTACATCAGATTGACAGCTACCTGATAGCCGCCATCTGCGTACTGCATCCGCTTCTTCTCTTTGAATGCCGCAAAAGTCGGGTTAGAGTTAAAGATCGCATCGTGCATCTTGCCAGACTTGTAATATTTGTCCAGCGTAGTCGAAAGTAGCGCATCATAAGACGCACTACGGGGGGTTGTAATGCCCGCCATTTGCCCTCACCACCTCTATAGAGTGATGCCAAGCTCGCGAGCTGCCTCCTTGCCCATCTCTTCAAACGTACTTGCATACTTCTGAGCCGGAGTAGCGCTTTTGGTACTCCGTGCGTTGGGCTTGTCAACAACCCTGCTTGGCGCAGTTATCTTTCTTTCTTGCTTCTGTTGCGCCACTTGCTGCTGGGTAATGTCGGACTTGGCCCGGTTAAACAGCTCTGTCATGCCCTCAAAAGACGCGGGTGCATTAGCATAGAAGGGATTGGTCTGGGCAAGCTCAATCATGCGAGACTCAACAACGGGACTATACCCGTCCATGCCCTCAATCTGCTTGACCCAACCCTCATACTGCTGTGTAGCCCTATTTTCGCGTTCTTTCTGAATGCTCTGTGACAGCTCTGCTGTTTGCTCAGTTACGCCCTTGAGTGCCTCTTGAACCTCGTACTGCGTATAGGCAGATAGTTTCCTGTTAAACTCGTTGATGTCATCATCTTGAGTCGGCAATGGGGGCGGCCCGTCCGGTTGACCCTGCTGTGGCTGCTGGGCCGGGGCTTGTTTCTGCTGCGCGATCAGATCTTGGTACTCCTTACGGAGTGCTGCGACCTCACGCGCTTTCTGATTCCAGCCTCGGACCATTTCTTTGTGAACAGGCTTGAGAGGATCGGGCAGATTGTCTGGGTTGCCGTCCCATTGAGGTGGTTCCGGCTCCGGCTCTGGCGTCTCTGCGGTCTGCTCTGGTTCGGCAGTCTGTTCTGGTTGAGGCTCTGCCGCTTCCTCTTCGTGGACTTTCCACGGCTCGTCCGGTTCGGGCTGCACTGACTCATCAATAATCTGAGTGTCCAGTGCCCCGTCTTCGGGTTCAATCATGGGTAAAGTCATTTGTCGCGCCTCCGTGCGCTAGAGTTTGACTTGCGAAAGGTGCTCTCGCACGTTCCGTTTCATCCTCTTCTTATGGGCAGTCTTCTGCTGCTCCTTAATAGCGGCCTTGGACTCCTGCGTCGGCTCGCTATGTTCCCGTATGTATTTGGCCTCATCCCGATGCTTCTTCATCTCTGGGTCAGGCTCATAATGGCACATCCCTTTTTTCTTCATCCCCTCTTCTAGGTCTGTCTTGTCAAAGACCTCTCGGCCCAGCTCGTTGTCGTAGAACCCGAATCTGCTGGGTAAATCGCCGTTGATCTCTGGCACTGACGGCATTCTGTGCATAGGCAAGTTGCAGTCAGGGCACACAATGCGAGGATCTACATCGCCTATAGGCACGGACTCATCCATGTCCATATACGTGCCCGCGTTCTTACCGCATTGTCGGCATTCAAACTCATATACTGGCACCGAGATAGCCTCCTTGCTGCGCTCTGTTTTGCGCTTCATTCTCGGGAGCCCCCCTATCGGGCGTCTTCTCATCTGCCGGCTGCGCTTGCATCATCAGCATCTGCATCATCATCTGACCCGCAGCAACCAGCCCGTCCCGAAGCGGCTCGTTCTTGACCTCATACATGTCCAGGATAGCCTCTGTAGCAGACGGGTTGATGAACATGGCCGGAGCAACCTTCATCGCATTAGCAATGTTCATCAGCGCTTGGTTAAACCTGGAGATCTCTATATTACTGTTTCTGGGCTTCATCTCAGAAACATCAACGGTGACATCCATGTCACCTATAATCATTGTCTCATCTATCTCCGCTTGCCAAACCTGACCGTCGGCGCCTGTAACCGCAATCGCCTGCGGCAAGGTCATATTGGCCTGCAAGGAGTCCAGCAGCTTCTTGTATATTTCCTGGTAGAACTCAGCCACTAAGTTACGGTCATCATCCTCACGCAGAGTATTGTGCGTCTCTATGATACTGTGCTCTGTAGCCGTTCCCCCTGTCTGCTGCCCACGCGCAGATGGCGGCTGCCCGCCCACCTCGTCAAAGTCCTTGGAAGATTGCTGGCTAACCATATACAGATCAGGCGGTAATGAGGGCCAGCTAACTGGGGTAACCATGCCCTCGTTGGGCTGCCCCGTGTCATTGACGACGTACTCATTGTCTAGGGGCGATGTAAGCTTGCCCATGTTCTCTGTCGTAGCCAGCTTCTTGTCTATCAGCGCCTTACGCGCCGAGTGCCTGACCCCGTGCACTGCCTGAGTACGGTGGATATTGTATTCCTGATTGATCGGCACTAGCTCTGTGAAAGCGGACAGGGGATAGAACTCACCCGGCTTCTCTTCTGAGCGCAGCATGACATAGCTACTATGATCAATGCCTTTAGGTGTCGGGATATCGCGCAGCTTCTTGCCACAGCCATCAGCAAGGACAATCCAGCGCTTCTTCTCAAAGTCCTCTATGTAAAACAGGCGGACCTGCTCGCAATAGCTTCTCACGTAAGGATCTAGGTCGCTGACATTGTCAATCTCAGGCTTCGGCCTTTCATCCTCATAGCTGCTTCCAGAAGCCTCTAGATCTTCTGTATTTTCCAGTAACCTATCTGCCTTGACTTCCTTGAGTGGCCTGATAACCTCATAGGCAACCCACCGATGATCTCTAAACTCATTTTCTCCATCAGGGTCTATGACCAAGTTCCGATACTTGGCCCAGTCGGTAAACCATTGTTCTGCGATAGGGCCACCGCCCTTTGGGATCAGGCGGTTGTCTCTGTCGCGCAGTAGCTCCCCTGTAGTCTGATCAGCCTCAAAGCCACTTAGGTCAGGCAATCCATCAGGCCCGATGGGCACTTGCTGCTCATCTACAGGCTTAACGTCCTCAAACTCTGCTGTATAGCCTACCTTGACGGCCCCATAGGCGACATGATCGGCCAGGATAGCCCTACGCCCTGCTCGCTTCAGGCCAAAAGATGGCTGCTGAGTGAGGTAGTTAAGTAAGTGCTCCATAATCTGGTAGCGTGCGACCATGCGCACTTCTGGCTGGCCCGTCTGCGTATCTGTCGTCTGGACAGGCACTTGCTGCCAGGCTTCTTTATTCTGGCCCCTGATAACCGCCTTAGGGTTTTTAAACGCTGTCGCTGCACGTCTGCTCTTGCTCCAAGAGCCGACCTTGTTAATTGTGACCTGATCACCGCTGGCCTCAACATAGGTATCTGAGTCCTGCTCCCAGTGCTTCATATCAAAGAAGTTCTCGTTGCGCTCCCAGCGCACTTCTTCTTTGCGCCTGCGCTTGATACCCTCGCTTAGGCGATGAAACCAGAGCTGGACCTCCTGGCCATCTTCGCCCTCGTCCCAAGCCCCAGGAGTTTTCAGATCATTGCCAATCATTTACTTCTCCAAGCGGTGACTTTCATAATCTGCCTGACATCCCTGTCTGCCAGACAGGCCGCACAATACATCTGTGGATATCCCATCTTGCCATTGTAATTGTAGACAGCCCCGCAAGTAGGGTATGGGCATTTAAACTGGACCTTGATCCTGCCCTCTCCCTTGCGCTCCTGTTTCTGCGGAATAATCTCTGTAGTTGATTTAGCCTGCACGGACATAGTTCTTATCCCCCTTACGATTCATACGGTCAAACTCTCGGTCAACCCATTCTAGTGTGTTACGCTTGATAACCCGCTTCTTGCGTGCAGGCCCATGCATTAACTTGTCAAACAGCAGGGCTGTAGCGTCCCAGGCGTGGTTGTGCTTTTGGACAATCTTCTCTGGGTTATTGGTTCGCTCTAGGCTTGTCTGAGTCCTGTGCTCCTCTAGCCTGAGGTTACTGATTTCCCACTTGAGCTTAGGACACGCGGACGTGATCCAAGCATGTGGGCGATAGCCACTCTCGCCCCATTTCTCGGCGTTGGCCCAGTAACGCCCCAGGAAATACTGCGCAATGTCGTAGTCCGAGCCGTGATTGCCTGGGATAAAGTGGACGCCCTCTTCGGCAAAGAGACTGGCAATAGACACCTTCCCCTTTTTGCGTTGCTGGTCCTTGGCAAAGATCTGAGGGTCCGCTACGATATACTGCAAATGCTTGAAATACGGCCCCGCCTTAATCTTCTCGCACATGTCTATGTAGTTGTTGCAGGGCTCATACAGCTCCCATAACGCATATGCGTCACTACTGCGATCAATACCCCACACATGGAAATCAGACGGGTTTGTTGACCCATAGTCAAAACAGCCATAGAGAGTCATTTCCTTAATAGCTATAGCAGGATCTTTTTGGGCTATATATATTGGGCATTTGGGGTTAAACGCGAACGGGAATACCGGCTCCCCGCCCAGGATGTCAAAGTTTATCTCATTTTCGCGCTGCCACTTAGAACTTTCTGTGCCACCGATATACCCTTGCAACCGCTTCTGGAGCCATTTCTGGCCCTCTGGCGTATCTGGGTCCTTTTCCGGGTCAGCTGAGTAATGCACCCACAAGCATGTCAGGCCCGATGGCGTTATGTATGCTCGCATCCCCTTGGGCAATTCAGCCATCCATGGTTCTACGCGGCCCAAGACCTCATCTCCTCGCCTTCCAGCACGAGATCTGCAAAACCACCCTGAGCGGCACTGCTGAGTGCAATGATCCGCTGCACAGCTGGTAGGGCCGTTGTAAAGGCCCCATAGAAATCGTCCTGAAATGCTGCCTCATCAATGATATACAGCGACGGTGTATGACTCCGTACCTGATGCTCCCCTTGGGGCACGGCCCTGATCTCAGAGCCCTCCCAAGGGACATACAGGCCTGTATACGGGCACTTATCTGTCTGCGTATAGACCAAGCATCCTTGCTTATTGCCGTTGCCTGTGACGATGTTATAGTCCATCAGCCACGGTGGCAGCCGGCTTTCTATAAAAGACATGCGCCCGAGCTTAAACTCCTTGCCTCCATGTGTAACCATATCCAGGGCATCATCTTCCTTCTTGCCCTGCCACATAATCTTGCGTTCTTGCTTTGTTCTTGCGTACCAGCAGCAGAAAATACAGGCCAGCCACGACATCATGACCTGCCTGCTTTTGGGCACAACAACCCGATCGCAAGCCAACCAAGTTCTGAACACCCACTGGATGTATTCCTTCCCAAGCGGTATTTTGCGGTACGGGCTTTCTGCCAGCGGATCTCTTGTGGTCACGTGTTGCAGGAATCTCCACAGCCCGCTATCGGCGTACCCGAGCTTACGTGTACCCCAGAACTGGATCTGCTTGATCCACTTATCTCTGTTTGCGTCTTTAGTGTACTTTTTGCCCATTAATCCACCACGTCATTGGGATGCATCCAAAACGCACCACCATTTGGCCCGTCTTCATAATTACAACTATCTCGCGGGGCACATCTTATGTGGTGCTGCCTGTATTTGTGGAACACCTCGCCCATCGTCCTAACATCTATATACTTCCGCTTATAGCTGAGATACTCAAATATCCACGATACCCGCATCGGTCCAAGTTCGTTATTGTCTGGGGCGACATCATAATCATAGGAATGCCAATAGAAGTTCGCGGGACAATTGCCATTCAGATACATCATGGCAATCCAGTCTTGCACATTATCCCAAATCGTATCTCGGCCTGCTGTATAGTTGCCCTCGGCCCGCCACAAAGCCACATTCCTGTTATCCCCATTCCCCTCGCCAACCGTTGCTCTACCTGCTGTAGGTACACCAAAAAGGTTGACCCTCTTGCGCGCCGTGCTGCCGTACCAAAGCGAGTCGCCGCGATTCATCGACCAGGGCAGCATCTCCCAGGGCATCCACCTTGTTCCATCACCAGCACCAGTGTCCGGCAAGGCTGTATGAAGCTGGATGAGACGACCACCTATATAGCCAGAATCAGTCAAGGCCCTCACATAGTGCGTGTCGCAAAACTCAAGGGCAAAGGAATGCATCGTGATGCTCTTGCGCGGAATACCAAGACCAGTGGCTAGAGTGTCGCGATTGACATGTGTCTTCATGCTCTCTGTGCGCGAGGCGGCCAAGTATTGCCCATGATGATTGCCATGTTGGGCGATCTCAAAACCACGGTTATGGAGATACCGATATTCTGATGGTGTCATCCTGCTAGTATACCCGGAATTACCGAAGGCAGAATCGACATGTTCAGTCATAATATTGAGCGTGTACTTAAACCCATGCGAGTCAGCCATCTCATAGAAAGTTCGATAGGCTGACGGGTCTGCTAGCCACTCCCAGCTGAAGTTATTTGTGTCACCATCGTCAGTCGAAATACAGGCCGTCATGGGCTTGTCCCACCACGGCTGCCGGTGCTTTTGGTTCGTATAATACACAACCAAGAACGGATACTTGTTGTTGTTATCGGTGGGGCCAGCATGGTCTACGGGACATTTCATCTGGGCAGTTGACGATCCGCTCATCCAACCCCACAGCCAAAACCCGTTATTCACCGGGTCCATATCGACATAGAACTGGACAAGCTCTGTGACA